GCGGCCCGGAAAACCAAGGAAGCGAGGCCCAAAAGGCCAGCCTTCATGCACCCAAAGCCCCGATCAGCCCCTTCGCGCCCCCATCAGGCCGAAAACAGCCGGTTCTTCGAGGTGTCCAGATGCCGCCGTCGCGATCCCATCAAGCCGCACGCGCACCGTGGCGATGCCGTTGCCGGCAGCCTCTGAAGCGGTGCCGACCGGGTAGAGCCCGGCGCCGGGCAGGTCGATCTGCTTGGCGGTTGCGTCCCATGCGACCTGATCGCCGGCAGCAATCACCGCAGTCGGCTTCTTCGGCAGCACATAGACGCCGCGCGTCGCGATCTCGACCGGATCGCCCTCGGCGGCGGTGAAGGCGGCGACGCCGAACAGACTGCCGACGATGACGCCATCGCCCGAGGCGACGCCGCCGGAGGGCGCCGTCACGGTGATCACGTCGCCGTTCTGGATGAAGGTCTTCATGGCTCAGACTCCTTTGGACGATGCGATGCGGACGATGGAAACGCGACTGCCACCGGTGGCCGCGATCTTGCGGTCGAGGTCGGCCAGGGCCGCCGCCATCTCGGCATCGGTGGCGTAGGTGACGCGCTTGCCGTCGTACTCGACGGTGCGGACGCCCCGATAGCGGGCTGCCATCAGGGCGTCGCGCCAGGCGGTGAGCTGGGCGAGGTCCGTCATCACGCGCCCGGATTCATGAACCAGCCGCGGTGATCGACGAACCCGGCCCCGAAGTCCAGGATCACCCGGATTTCGACGCCATCGACGTCCCAGCCCGAGCGGCTCTCGACCTGCGGGCCTTCGTTCCCGGACAGGTAGGCGTACTCCAGCCCGTCGATCTCGCCCGGATCGGCCGTGACGTACCAGCGCGTGGCGCTCGTAAGGCGCGGCTCGACCACAAGCGACAGCGATCCAGAGAACGGGTTCACGTCCGCCGCCTTGGCGGGTGCCACGTTGGCGAGCCATTTCTCGGCGTCGGTTTCCAGGGCGGGCGGCACCAGCAAGTTCTTGGGCGTGACACGGATCGTGCGATCCTCGATGCCCTTCTGGGTACGCAGCGCCAGGCGCGCCGCGGACAGCGTCGTGTCGGAAATCGCCGCACCAGAGCCCGCCTTGTTGCCATGATCGGCATGGAACAGCGTCTTGTTGTCCGAGAGCTTCGGTCCGTTGCCGCTGTTGGCTTCGAGCAGGCCCACCAGAATGCGGGCCTCCGTCTCGGCCGCGCCCTGACCCATACGTCGGGCGAGATCAGAGAAGGCGCCGAGGTCGTCATTCACCAGAACCTGCCGGGTGATGCCGATCTTGCGCGCCCAGGTCTCGACCTTGTAGGCCTCCCGCGCCTCGGCCATCGTCCCGGCCTTGATCTCGCCGTGCTCGTTTAGCTTCTCCAGCAGCGGCGCCTCGCCGAGCATGATCTTGTTGATCGCGCGGAAGTCGCGCGCCGTGGTCTGGCGGCCGAGCCGACGCACGCCGGCGGGCGCCGCCTGATAGGCATCGCGCAGCAAGCGACCAACAGTATCGCCCAGGATGATCGGGAAGTCGGAGGTGGTGTGGAGCGCCCGGGTGATCAGCGTCGCCGGCGAGAGGCCAAGCGTGCTCTCGCCGCGCAGCATCAGGAGCTCGCGCGCCATGTCCACGGGCGTGGCATAGGCATAACGCAGTGCCGGCTCGGAGAGCTGGTGCTGCGGATTGATGCGGGCATAGAGCGCTTCGCCCATCTGCCGGGCGCGCAGAGCGGGCTCGTCCTGGCTCTCGCCCATCTCGACGCGCACCTGCTCGGTGCGGATCGCGGGCGCGCTGCGCTTGGCGAGCGCCTCGAAGGCGGCGCGCCGGGCGGTGTCGGCGTCCGCCTCGGCGTCGATCTGCTCATCCACCCAGCCCTGATCGAGGCCAGCGATGCGGGCGATGCTGCGAATCTCGGCGTTCGTCGCCGCGCGGGTCTGAACCGCGTCGACGGTCTCGGGCGGCGCGTCGGCCGCCGGGCTCGTAGTCTTGGGCATGTCGGTCTCCATTCGGATTTTGGCGCCTGGGTCGGCGGCGGTCGGCACCAGGGAAATCTCGTGGGGCGTCCAGCGCACCGCGGTCAGCACGCGCGCGCCGTTCTCGGTAGTCTCGGCCCAGTCCTCGACCGAGTAGCCGACCGAGACGTGGCGCAGGATGCCCGCCAGCACGTCCTGCCAGACCGGCTCCACCTCCGGCCGGGCCGAGAACTGGATGAGCGCCGTGCCGCGCCTGCCATCGACCGCTGCCTTGCGCACGCTGCCGAGTACGTCCCGCACGGCGGACTGGCGGTGCGCGTCGAGCACGGAGCCGCCCTCGAGGCGCGAGAGGTCCACGGCGGCGGCATCGAGGCTGAGGCGCTCGATGTATTCGCCCGCCATATCGCGGCGGCGCACTGGCGCACCGGTCGACCAGACCACCTCGACGGTCCTGGCGTCGCGGTCGGCCGTGGCGGGCGCCAGGTCGGCGCGGCGAGTGAAAAGCTCCAGCGTGTCAGACATTGGCCGCCTCCGTCGTGATGCGCTTCGAGCGGGAGAAGTCGAGCCCGAGCGCCGTAGCGCGCTCCTGGTCGGCGGCGATCTCGGCATCGACCTGTTCGGCGTCATAGCCGCGCTCGGAGATGGCCTGCGTGCGGCTCTTGAGGCCCGCCTCGATGGCGAGAATCTCGGCCTCGACGTCTTTCTTCGGATCGACATAGTCGAACTTCGGCGGCAGCCACTCGCAGCCGAGATAGGCGGCCGGATCGCGGTCGAAGTCGCGCGCCGGAAGTTCTCCGGACAGCACGGCAAGCCGCACGAACCGCTCCCACACCGGGCGGCAGAACAGGTGCACCACCACGCTGTGCTGCAGCTGCTCGACGCGGCGGCGGAACTCGATCAGTCCGGCGCGGATCGAGGAATAGGTGACGCCTTCGAGGTCGCCCGACACCAGTTCGTAGGGCAGCCCCAGACCGGCGGCGACGGCGCGGAGGTGGTTCTTCACGAAGGGCGCGTAGGCGTCGTGTTCCGTCGGGTTCGAGAAGCGGATGTCGGCGCCGGGCGGCAACGGGATCAGGCTGCCGGGCTCCATGCCGACCTGCAGCACGCCGGCATTGCCCATGCCCGACAGCCCGCCAACCGTGCCGTCGGGGTCGGTGATGAAGCCGGTGAAGAGCGCCGCGACTTTGGCTTTGACCAGTGCGGCATCCTCGAACTGGTCGAGCTCGTGCAGCCGCAGCAACACCGGCGCGAGCCAGGTGATGCCGCGCAGCTGGCCGGCGGCGAGCGGCTTGAACAGATGGATGCAATCGGCGGCGGGAACGCGCACGGGGTCCATGCGGAGCGGACCGAAGGGGTCGCCGGGCCGGGAGGAGCGGACCCAATAGGCGACGCGACGGCCGGCTGAGTCGAACTCAATGCCGGCGCGGATGCGCGCCCCGCCGCCGATCTCGCGATGCAGGTCCGATGAAACCTGCTCGCGATCCAGAAGCTCGATGTGAAGGGGAATGGCGGCGGCATCGCTGGCCATGCGCAGCCGGGCGAAGCTCTCGCCGCTCTCGACCATCGCCCGCACCGCCATCGCCTGCAGCCCGTAGAAGTCGGCGAGCCCGGCCGGATCGGCATGATCGGTCCAGCGCAGCCACAGCGCCTGCAGCCGCTCGCGCACCGCGCGGTCGGGATGGGTGGACTGCGGCTTGATGCCGGCGCCGACGACATTGCCGACAAGGCTGTCGACTGCCGCCGCGACCCAGGGATTGTTGCGGGCATACCAGCCGGCGCGCCGCGCCGCCGTGGTGGCGCCCGCCAGGATCGCAGCATTCAGGCCATCGACCGTCTTGGCGCTCTCCCAGCGACGGCCGCCGCCCGCCGCGTCGAAGCCACGGGTGGGTGCGAGGCCGAGAAGGCGATGGAGGAAGGTCCGCATGCCGCCGATTTTCGCGCGGCGACGCGGCGCACGTCATTCGGAACGTTTCGGAAAGATCGTTAGTACTTGAGACCCATGCCCATCTTCCCAATTGGCTTTCGCGCCTTGAGGGGATAAAGGCATTGACGGCGCTGGCAAGAAAGATGACTATGAGTAGCGTCTATCTCGAGGTGCAAAAGGAACGCGGTCGTAAAGCCTATGGAACAGGCGCGGGCGTCACAATCAATCCAACGGTACCACAACGTCACCGAAGAAAAGGCCGGTGGAGCCACTTATACGCCCAAAATTCTCGCGGATTTCGTTGCACAACAGATCGTCGAGACCGCCGGAAGACTTCCAACCGACCGACCGCTTCGCATCCTCGACCCTGCCATCGGCCATGGGGAGCTGCTTGTCAGCTTGCTTGAGCACCTGACCGACCAACCGGGCTTGAACATCGAAGTCTATGGTTTCGAGACCGATCCCGAGGCCCTCGACACTGCCACGGAACGGCTCAAACAGGAGTTCCCAGGCGTCCCCCTCCATTTCGAACCGGACAACTTCCTTGAGTTCGTCCTTGAGCACTTCGGAGCTGGCGGCCACGGCAGCCTTTTCCGCCACGCCGTTCCCGAGGCTTATGACCTCATCATCGCCAATCCCCCTTATGTCCGCACCCAAATCATGGGCGCGGCACAGGCGCAGCTTCTGGCGGAGCAGTTCGGCCTAGCCGGGCGTGTGGACCTCTATTACGCCTTCATTCTCGGCATGTCCCAGGTTCTCAAACCCCAAGGCATTGCCGGAATCATCGTCTCCAATCGCTTCATGACCACCCGCTCCGGCGCGTCCGTCCGGCAGGCCCTTTTCGACCGCTTCAACATCCGCCACGCATGGGATTTGGGCGACACAAAGCTCTTTGAAGCAGCCGTGCTGCCCGCCATCTTGCTCGTTGAAGGCAAGAAGGGCCACAAGCTGGAAACCCCGGCCTTCACCTCGATCTACCAGACGACCGATCCAGCGACCGAAACAGCCACTGACCCAATCGCCGCCCTCGACCGCGAAGGCGTGATTGAGATCGATGATGGGCGGCATTTTCACGTCCAGCACGGCAAGCTGAACACCAATGGCACCCCTGACGGCGTTTGGCGCATCGCCACGGATGCCGTGGACACGTGGTTGGCGACCGTCGAGGCCCATAGCTGGGGCACCTTCAGGGACATCGGTAAAATCCGCGTCGGCGTCAAAACCTGCGCCGACAAGATTTTCATCCGCAAAGACTGGCAGGACATGCCGGAGGCCGACCGGTTCGAGCTTCTGAAGCCGCTCACCACGCACCACATCGCGCGCCGCTTCAAGGCTGTCATACCCGACCGGCCAAGTCAGATCCTCTACCCGCACGAGGTTGTTCAGGGCCGTCGCCGCGCCGTGGACCTGGCGCGCTATCCCCGAAGTCAGGTCTATCTGGACGCGCATCGGCACGCCCTTGAGGGCCGTAAATACGTCATCGAGGCAGGCCGCGAGTGGTATGAAATCTGGGTGCCGCAAGCCCCGGACGCATGGGATCAGCCCAAGCTTGTATTCCGCGACATCGCCGAGGAACCCACCTTCTGGATCGATCTGGACGGTTCCGTTGTCAACGGTGACTGCTACTGGCTTATCAGCCAGAACCCCGCCCAGACGGACCTGCTATGGCTCGCGGCTGCCGTCGGCAACTCGACCTTCATCGAGCGATTCTACGACCTCCGCTTTCACAATAAGCTCTATGCTGGCCGCCGCCGCTTCATCACGCAGTACGTTGAGAAGTTCCCTCTGCCCGATCCGCACAGCCCCCTCGGCAAGGCCATCATCGCCAAGGCCAAGCGGGTCTACGAGTGCGTCCCTTCACCCGAGGCCGAGCAACTACAGAAGGAGCTGGACGTCATGGTGTGGGAAGCCCTCACTGGCGGCAAACCCGCCTAACGTCGCGTCCCGCTTCCCCATCACCACCGAGCGGCCTTGTCCCGCCGCTCCCGCTCCGCCTGTTCGATAACGATATGTGGCTTGCCGCCGTGTGGCGGCGGCAGCGTGGACTTTCCCGCGTGTGGTCCTTGCAGGATCACAACGTCCCGCCAGTTGTTCTTGTAGATACGGACTGTGATCAGCCCTTGCCGGATCAACTGCCGGAAAACGCCGGGGACGCTGCCCGCCACCGCAGCCTTCGTGAGCCCCGATCTGTTGAGTTCAGCGGCGATTTCGGCATTCCTCGGACAGCGCCGCCTTGCCCTGGCCGCCCGTTCGACCAGTGTGTAAACGCGGGCTTCCAGCCCCGCCTTCTCTCCCTTCACCTGCCCAGCCGCGCTTATTGTCCCCTACTCATCGAAGAAGTCCGCCGGGAGCGGTATCTGGAGCTTCTTGTTCAGCACCTTGCCCTGGAATTGCGGGAACCGCGTGAAAAACTTCTCGCCGGTGCTCAGGAACAGGTGCGTCAGGGTGACGTTTCGCCCATCCGTCACCGCGTAGAACAGCGCATAGCGCACATCGCAGTGGCGAATCTGCTGCCCCTCGATCTTTGGTACGTCCAGGGCCTCCTTGCTGTCCGGACACACCAGGCCGAGATCGATGGTCGGCGAGGTTTGCAGCTTCACTTCCAGAAGCTGATGTCGCACGTCCGGGAATTGTCCGTCGTCGCGATAGTCGGCATATCCCAGGCGCTGGCACACCAGCCGGTGCAACGCAGCACCCCGGTTGCGCTCTTGGTCATAACCAATATCCGGGAAGGCTTCCCCGACCAGCGACTGCAGCCGCTCAAAAATCTCCCGGATCGGCAGCAACTGCCCCGCCTGAGGATGGTTCACCGGGCTCGCCACAGCGGCCAGATCGACGCCCGCCTGTACGAAGGGGCGGAGCAGTTCCGTATCCTCGTCGGCGATCAGTTCGGCCTTCGCCTCATCAGGAATCAGCCGCGCCTGGTACTTCTGGGTCAATGTGCCCGTTGTATCCAGCATCGCCAGCGTATCGCCCGTGACCACCTTCACCCTGGTAATCACGTCGCCCTCCCCGACTCGGATGATCACGTAGCGCCGCGTGGGCGCGAGTTCCTCATTCCAGACCTGGAGATTGTTCGATTTCTGGGCGTAGGTGTCGAAAAACTGCCCCGGAAAGCGCGGCTGCGTCTTCTTGAAGCTGGACGGCACCGGGTAGCCAAGCGCCCGACACACGTGTTCTTTCACCACCTTCGAGCGGGTGCGCAGCGGCAGCCCGGCAAGCGAGACGCCCGCCATCGCCGCATTGAGCAGTTGTTCCAGCTCCGGCGTAGGAATCCAAAGCTCCGGATCACCAATCTCAATAGGGTCGTAGATCGACAACCCGCTCCGGCGGATCGCCTCAACGTACCGCTTCGTGCGATTACCGTCAGCCGCCATCCTCAAATGCTCTCTTGGTAAGAAGTTCCGGGACACTCACACCAAGAGCAGCGGCCAATGTCTCCAACGTGCTGAGGGTCACGTTGCGCTCCCCCCTCTCCACCGAACCCACATAGGTCCGGTGCAGATCGCACAAGTCGGCGAGTTCTTCCTGGGAGAGACCTTTGGACTTTCTGAAGGCGCGAATATTCTGAGCGAGGATATCGGTCAGATCTTCACTAACCTTTCGTAATTCCTTTCTCCCCATCGGCGCCCCGGTGTTCTGATTGTCCGTGCCGAATCTCGGAGAAATGATGCCTCTAAGTCTACAGACTATGAGTATCGGGAGGGCGGGACGTACCGTCTGGGTCGCAGAGCCGGCGGCTGAGACGGCCAGCTATCGCCAGATACCTATCCCATCCACGCCGACCGGATGACCGGCGCACTAGCGGGCTTCGCCACCGGCGCCTTGCCCTTGCGTCCCGCCACCGTGACGGTGTCGGCTTCCTCGTTGAGCCGGAGCCCCATGCTGATCAGCCCGTGCAGCGCGGCGTTGGCATAGACGAAGGTGTCGAGCGCCTCGTTGCGCTCGCCGTCGCGCTTGGGCTGCCAGGAGCGGATGGGGCGGCCGCGCTCGAAGCGGGTGACGACGCGCTCGGCGGTGAGCTGGCGGAAGTAGTCGGCGTCGAGACGGCGGGGGAAATGGATGGCGCCGGGGCCGGGCTCGGTGAGCTTGAGGCGGGCATAGACCGCGTCCTTCACCGCATCGACGCCGACGATGAACAGCGGGATCTTGCCCTTGTTGGAACGGGTCGGCCGGCGCGGCCAGACGGGCACGCCGGCGCCGCCCCGGCCCTTGATCGCCCAGACGCGGCGGGCGAGGCGGGTGCGGCAGAACTCGTAAGCCATCTTGGTGTGGTTGCCGCCGGTATCGACGCAGACGGCGCGGACCGGCAGATCGGGCACGGCGTGCGGATGGACGAAGGTCGTGCGTAGATAGTGATCGAGGTCGGACCACAGGCGCGGGCCCGAGGGATCGCCCCAGAGCACGCGGTAGTCGATGACCCAGGCCTCCTCGTCGCGGCCCCAGCCGACCACCTGCACTTCGATGCGGTCGCCCTGCACGTCGACGCCGGCGGTGAGCACGGCGACGCCGACGGGCAGGTCCTCGCCCCAATCCTCACGCCGGGCCATCAGCGGATCGGCGGGCACGGTGTCCCCGGCCTGGTCCTCCCAGGACTCGCCAAGCTTGGTGTTGAC